CGAGGGCACACCCCCGACGAGATCCCTCGCGAGGAGAGACACCGGTACTTCAAAAACCAATCCTTCATGCCGGGGACGAACATGGCGTGCGCTTATTCCCACCTGCAAGCGCTTCGACGCTTCGTGGAGACGGACCCACACGACGTGGCGCTCGTGTTGGAAGACGACGCCTTCCCCCTCGTGAACGCGGAGACGCTCCGGAAGAAACTCCAGGGCGAGGACGCGGACTGGGACCTCCTCATGCTCCACTGCGATGGGTTTTGCCCAACCTCGAGGGCACCGGCGGGAAGGATGTCCGCGTCCATGGCGGCGTACTTTGTCACGAAGGAGGGTGCCCGGAAACTCCTCCGACACAAGTACCACTACCAATTCGACATAGACACGAGTAACCTCGGCGACGTGAGGAAAATTGTGGAACCGGTGAACTCGTTTTGGACCGATGAGGACGCGGAGATGTCTGGGAAATCCAGTGTGAACAGGAAACGCGTCACGTACTGTCCTTCGGCGTTGAAGAACGTCAAGGGAAACCGGGGTGAGAAAAACGTGTGCCACGCCATGTGGTACAAAATTTTTCGCATACCGGGGATTGGGTACGAGGTGACTTCTTTCGACGTCATAGTTGGTCTTTTATTTTTTGGAATTTTCTCTCGTCTATGGATGAGGCGCTGACCCGAAGTTTAGAGAAGATGTTCGTTTTGCTCGACGTGCGGGAGATGTCTTCCGTGATCACGGACAGACCGTTGCACACGTCGGGTTTGTTCTCCTTATCAGGAAACTCTAGGTTGAAGGCGTGAATGCTCGCACTCGGGATGTCCGGAGCCTCGTCCAAGAGCCTGTCGTATTCCGCGCGACACCTCTCGACGAACTCCATGACGGGGACGCGGTCTTTCCTGTCCAGAGAGAGTTCCATGTCTATCGAACGGTAAAACTTTGAGTAAAGAACACACATCTGTGAGTGATGTTCGCACAACTTTTGCGCCTGCGAAAACTTACTGACAGACGTGAGGATGCCACCCAGCACATTGAGAAAGGCGAACGCGTATTGAACCATGATGATGGCGGGAGTTGGGGCGTCCTCTTGGTTTGGTGTTAAAACGGCGAAACCACCTACTCCGGTAATGCTCGATATGACTATGGCGGGATAGGATAACCAATCGTTTTGTCTCTTGAAAAACAACCTCGCGTGGTTGTGACACCACCGGTATCCGGCAGCCCTCTCCGCCCATCTTCGAACGAGCAACTCTTGTTTTTCGCACCATATAGCGGTGCTCGCCGTCGAGGAGCTCGCCTCTGGACTCATGCATTTGTGAGAGATTTTTTTATCTCCGTCGCCCTATTCCGGGCGAGGGTGTCCACCTTCTCATTGAGAGCGTTTCCGGCGTGCGCCTTGACCCACTTAAACTCCACCTCGTGCATGTTACACCGGAGGAGGTCTATCTTTTCCCACAGTTCCCGGTTTTTCACGGGCGCACCGTTGGAAGTGGTCCATCCCCTCTTCTTCCACCCGTGGATCCAAGACGTGATTCCCTTCTGCACGTACGTGGAGTCGGTGTGCACCTTCACCTTGGTGATCCCCAAATCTATGCACTTTTCCAGTGCGTGCGCCACCGCGGTCATCTCCATGATGTTGTTCGTGGTTCGCGCTTCGCCGCCGATGAGTTCGAACCCCGGACCCACGCACGCCCACCCACCGGGACCGGGGTTCCCCAAGGCGCTTCCGTCGGTGTACACGTCGATCATGTTTTAAATAATATACAACTTAATTTTTTATCTCACGTAAGATTATACCAGAAGAAATGGATCCGATTGTGATAATCGTCGGAATCGTCGTCGTCCTCTTCTTGGCGTTCTTCTTGTTCGCCGGTGACGGCGGGGACGCCGTGGTCCAATCGACGTCGGAGGAGTCCACCGGGACCGGGGACACGGTGCTTCCCATTGAGGAGGGTTCCGATGTGGAGAACCTGAACACGGAGACCGTGAACGAGGAGGTCTCCGAGAGCGCGCCCAAGGTGGAGAAGCCCACGGACGTCTCCGGATGCGTCGGATGGTTCAACGGTGACTCGTGGGACGAAGAGCAAAACGTGTGGAAGGACCTCTCCGGACAAGGAAACGACGTCACGGACATCACCGGGACGATCGAGTCCACGTCCAACGATTCCTCGAACAACGTCAAGTACGTCTTCGGCGACACCACGGCGGGTCTCAAGTTCCCACAGGCGTGCATGACGACCGGTAGAAAGTACACCCTGTTCCACGTTGCCCGGTACGGCAAGGGCACGACCTTCGGTCGCATCTTCCAAGGCACGACGAACGATTTCGTCTCCGGGTTCTACGACGGAAAGATCGGGGGCGCCCACCGGTCCGGAAGCGGGTGGATCGCACACAACATCGAGCCCACCAGAGACCCGTCCTTCATCGTGAGCACGGACCAGAAGCACATGTTCCGCCTGAACGGTCTTCACCGAAGCGGCGCCACGAACTTTTCCGCCAACATCCCGTCCCAGTTGACCATCAACGACGGCGACGCCCCGGAAGAGAAGAGCGATTGGGAGGTGGCGGAGGTCATCTTCTACAGGGGTGAGTTGAATCTCGACCAGATTCGAAAGATTGAGAATTATTTGATGAAGAAGTACCGCATCTTGAAGGCTATCCGCCCCGGTGTGAACATGTTTAACTTTGCCGATGACGGCGACGACCTCGAGCGCCTCAACAACATGGGCGCCCAGTGCGGTGAGGAAGGGGTTATGTACTTTAACCGACTTATCCGTCACCAAGACAGGATCGGGAGACCCCTCCGACGCAGACAGTTTGACAACTCGTGCATCCAAGGTTTGGATGGGTCCGTCGACGAAAAACAAACCGAGTACGTGAACACGAACAAGCCGTGGAGGGAGGGATGGCAGACCCTCATGAACTTGGACTGCGAGGACAAGGGCATCGGTGGGTACACGTTCGAGGAGGCGTCGAACGGGACCAAGGTGCGCACCAAGTACTCGTGTCACAGCGCGCCCCTCTCCGCTCGTTCGTGCACGGACGAGAGCGTGGAGATCAACCCCGCCGAGAGAAACCTCAACGCCTCCCTCAACAACGTACAGATGAACTGTGGGCAGAAGGCGATGACCAGACTCCGGTTCGTGGAAGAGGATGGAAAGTACAAGTACAAATACCAGTGTTGCAACTTAGAAGACATGTAAAAAAAATGTAATTGTAAAGTATAGATTATGATTGCCATCATCATTGGGATACTAGTCTTAGTCATCGCGATCGCGGCGTTCTACCTATCCGGAGGTTTCGACGCCGGTCCCGGACCGGTCGCCGCACCAACGTTAGAAGACATTCCACCGGAAGACATCGGAATGGACGTCAACATTCAACTCCCCGAGGAGGACGAAGAAGAAGAACTTCAGGAAGACTTTTCCATGGTGGAGTTTTCCGTCCCAGAGGAGAGTGGTAAGTTCAAGCCCTCTTCCATCGGTGGTCTCGTCGGGTGGTTCACCGGGTCGAGTTTCGACAACGACACCGGGGAGTGGAACGACATCAGTGGCAACGACAACCACGCCGTAGACGTGTTGGGCAGTCCGGAGAGCATCGAGGGTGACCGGGGTTCGAACAATCAGAAGTACGTCATCGGCACCGAGAACGACGGTTTAAAGTTCCCGGTCGAAGTCCTCACCACCGGGCGAAAGTTCACCATGTTTCACGTCTCCAGATACAACACTGAGCAGATCGTGGATTATGCCGCCCCTGGAATGGGGAGAATTTTCGATGGCACCGACAACGGCTTCGTCTCCGGTGCACATGGTGGCAAGACTGGGTGGGCGCACAGAAACGGTTCCGGTGCGATCACGCACGGAAGTGTTAACAAGACCTTCTTTAACAAGTTCTCGGTGAACACCGATCAAAAGACCCTCTACCGGTTCAATGGTGTGCAGAGAAGCGGTCTCCCGAACCTGTCCGCGCTCACACCCGGTCAGATGACGATCAACTACGGCGAAGCGCGCGCTTCGAACTACGGTCAGCACGGTGAGAAATCTGTGTGGGCAGTCGCCGAGGTCTTGTTCTACGACCGTGAACTCTCCGGGCAAGAGATTGAAAAGATCGAGGACTACCTCTTCGCCAAGTACGGTGTCAAGAAGTTGGCGTACAGTCACCAACACGTGCGCAACCCGTTTAAGAAGGAAGTCGACGGCATTCAAAACATGGGCGTGTCGTGTGGAAACCAAGGCGCACTGTCGAGCACGTATTTGAGACGTCACTACTCTCGTTACACACAACAAGACGAGAACGGAAACGACGTGCGAGTCGTTTTACCGAACGGGAACTATTACTTCGAAAGTGGGTGTGTCCAAGGAATCTCCGATCCGGTGGACGGTACGACGAAATCGACCGAACCCGTCGAAAGACTTGACAGCGAGACCCTGAACAATGACGGTGACGCGTGGTTTGATTCGGCACAAAAAGTGTACAACATGAATTGCAGAACGTCCCCGCTCACGGAATACAAGTTCAAGCAGGTGGGTGAAAAGATGAAGAGCGATTACAAGTGTTCCTCGAGAAAGGTTGTTGAGGACTCGTGCGAAGACAAGTTGTCGGAGAACCCGAGCCGGTCCGCCGAGGGAAACTTTTTCAAGAGCATGCACTTGGAGAAAATCGACTGTTATCCAAAGGTGTTGACGGCTATGGAGTTGGTGAAGAATCCGGAGGGTGAGGGGTACCGCATCAAGGGTAAGTGCTGTAACCTCGAAGACGTATAAGTTAGACATATTTGCAAAACAAAAATTAAGATGCTTGATTATGAATCATCTTAATTTTTGATATATTTATACTAAAATGTAGCCACGAATCTCTTAGTTGGAGAAAGCAAGGCCACCCATACCGGATTGCACGCGGAGGACGTTGTAGTTGGTCGCGAACATGTGCATGGTAGTCTTCGCCGTGTTCTTGAGGGTGACGGAGACTTGCGCGTTGTCAATGCGCGAGAAGTTGCACGTGCCAGTCGGTTGGTGCTCTTCCGGGCGGAGGGCGAACGAGTAGCAGTACACACCCGGGTACGGGGTACCGGAGTGGTGCATGTACGGCATGACTTGGTTGTAGAACTTGCCGTCTTGAGCCTTGGCGCGGTCTTGACCGTTGAGGACGAGCTTGAATTCCGAAAGCGGACCGTAGGAACCGGACGTGCCTTCTTCAATCCAGCGCTGACCGGAGCCACCGGTACCCACGGCGTAGAGCGGGGCACCAACTTGTTCGACCGGGACGAACGCGTTGGAGTCAGCGAGCGCAGTCGGATCGGTTTCGAGGACAATGGAATCGTTGTCAGAGTTGGAAGTGAAGTTCCACGCGGCGGCGTTACCGACGGTACCGTCGTTGAAGCACCAGACGAGTTCCTTCACCGGGTGGTTGTAGGACAAACGAACTTGCTTGGTACCGTTTTGCGTGACGGTGTCCGTGCCAGTGTGTTGCGTTTGTTCAATGAGGTATTCGTGCGCCTTTTGCGAGAATCGGCGGCGTTCTTCGGTGTCAAGGTAGATGTAGTTACCCCAGACCTTGAAAGTGGAACCATCCGTGTAACCGGAGAATTCACTGGAGAGGTCGAAGTCGAGGCGGACTTCGTGGTACTGCAAAGCAATAAGCGGGAGAGCGAGACCCGGGTTGCGGTTGAAGTAGAAGATGAGCGGCAAGTAAACGCTGTTACCGGAGCCGGACGTCATCTTACCCCACTGAGCCTTCTTGGAGGAGTCCAAGTAGAGCTCAGAGTACAAACGCCACCACTTTTGGTAGCACTTGTCGATGCGCTGACCACCGATGGACAATTCAACGTCCTTAATCGCACGCTCAGCCGCCCACGACGTGCCGAGACCGGCGACGGAGGACGTGTTGAGGGACGCGGCGACCATTTCGACGTACATTTCACCGATCAAGTCACCATTGCGAGCGATCGTAACGGACACACGACCGTTGTTAGCCGGGGTACCGTTGACGGTTTGTTCGATGACTTCCATCGCGAAGTTCGTGTGACGCTTGTAAACCGCTTGGAAGAAGGTCACCTTAGGAGACGCAGTGAGGTACGTGTCTTGCGCGCCGTACGCGACGAGTTGCATGAGGCCACCAGCCATGTTGAGAGTTGTTGTACTATACACAGAGAAAATAATTTTGGGTGATCTCTCCTGTCCTGACGCATGTCACCCGGTACCCTCGCGCCAAAAATCCGATTACCATTTTCTAGGACAATCATAAATCATGCAACGCCCTGAGGACGAAGACATTGAGGACGATATCGAGGAGGGCGAGATCGTCGTCACCGACGAAGAAGAATTTTCCGAAGAGGAGGAGGATGAAATTCAGGAGGAAGGCGACGAGGAATTCGATGATGAGTTTGATGAAGACATGATCGCTGATCCGGTGAGCGACATGACGGATATGCTGGTGAACGTACTCACGACCCCGGACGGGGACACCATCCCGAGCGCTCTGGTCAACATCGCCACCCAACTCGAAAATCAAAACAGAATTTTGATTAAAATTTTTTCAGCCCTGAAGAATTTTAGAGGCGAGTAAATAATTTCTCAAATAAAGGTACGGTTCGATATACAATTAGGAAAAATTATGGCGACACATTTCATTGACAAAGAGCCCAACCGTGGAGAGTCTGATTTACAACAAAAGTACAATCAGATTCAGACTCTCGACGCAAACAAGATCATTGAAGTAGTCCGCGCGCTGGAGGCGAAGTGGAAACTCCTGCCGGAGCACTGCAACAACGTGTCGTTCTCTCGGCTCGGCTTCACTCAGTTCTTCGCCCCAGAAGAGATCGATGAGAAGACCGGATTCCCGAGGGACATACAGATGCGCATCGTGGACACGAAGCGTGACCGTGAGCTCGGGTTCCTGAAGAACGTCGCATCTCGAGTGAAGGCGCTGGAGATCACCACACAGTTGCCGGATGAGAGCGACGCGGGGGGCGCCGGTCTCATGCTTAGCGAGCGGTTGTGTCGCCTGATAAAACAAGTGGACGAGGGATTCAAGAACGTGCGCTTCTACTTTAAGGCGGGGCAGCGCATATCGGACCCGAGAAACCAACCGGACAAGTTCGACGCCGACCCGGAGTACTTCGACGCGAACCCGATGGACGCGGTCAAGCTAGACAAGTGCAACCCACACCAACGGGCGATCGTGGCGTGTCTCAACGAGACCTACCGGAAGGAGATGCGACGGTACAAGGACAACTGCATGATTCAGCGACGAAGCGAGGGGCACTACACGCGCGCGTGGAAGCCGACGCACACGATCAAGGCGTTCGTTCACGAGTTCGCGGACAAGGACATCAACTTTGATTTCTGGCAGGACATCACCTCGAAGGGTCGGGGCATCGACGACGTGATTCGTCACCTGTCTTCGTGCCACGACTCCCAGTTTCCGGAAATCATAAAGGACCGACACATGTGGTCGTTCAAGAACGGGGTCTTCCTGGGAAAGGTGTGGTGCCCGGAACAAGGTGTGTACGACTGCAAGTTTTATCCGTACGAGAGCAAGGAATTCATGTGTTTGGACCCGACCAAGGTGAGTTGCAAATATTTCGACCAATACTTTGAGGACTACTCCCACGTGTCGGACTGGTACGACATCCCAACCCCATACTTTCAAAGCATCATGGACTACCAAGGCTTTGAGGTGGACGTGTGCAAGTGGATGTACGTGATGGGCGGTCGCCTGTGTTACGACACCGGGGACTTGGACCACTGGCAGGTGATAGGTTTCTTAAAGGGGGTGGCGCGTTCCGGTAAATCCACCCTCATCACAAAGGTGTTTAAAAAGTTTTACGAATCTGAGGACGTCAAGACGTTGTCGAACAACATCGAGAAGAAGTTCGGTCTGTCTTCCATCTGCGACGCACTGTTGTTCATAGCCCCCGAGGTGAAGGGCGACCTCGCCCTGGAGCAGGCTGAGTTCCAGTCGCTGGTCTCCGGTGAAGACGTCTCGATCGCGGTGAAACACGCCCAAGCTCGAAGCATGGAGTGGCGCACACCGGGTGTGCTGGGTGGAAACGAGGTGCCTGGGTGGAAGGACAACTCCGGGTCCATCCTCCGGCGCATCCTCCCGTGGAATTTTAGCAAGCAAGTCAAGGACGCGGACCCAAACTTAGACGCCAAGTTGAACGACGAACTGCCAGCCATCATGCTCAAGTGCATCCGGGCGTACATCGACTACTCGCAAAAGTATAGCAATAAAGACATTTGGAACGTGGTGCCACAGTATTTCAAGGAGATTCAGAAGAAGGTTGCCATGGTGGCGAGCACCCTCACGAATTTCTTGGAGCAATCGAACGTCAAGTTCGGGAAGGACTTGTACATCCCACAGAGAGATTTCGTGGCGCAATTCCAAGCGCACTGCACGACGAACAACCTCGGCAAGCCAAAGTTCAACGAGGACTTCTACCAGGGACCGTTCTCTTCCAGAGACTTGGAAGTGCGGGTGGCGTCCCTCGAGTACAGAGGCGCCATCTTACCGAGCCAACCGTTCATCTTCGGGGTGGACGTCCTAGAAGAATAAATTCTTGTAATATATTATGAGCACTCCTGCCAACATTCAAAACTTCTTAAAGGATGCCAACATCAACGTCGTTCAAGACGACACACCGAGGCGAGTCGTCGGTGTGTCCGTGGCGCCGGCACCCCGCCTGCGCCCGCGCCCGCGCCCGCGCCCGCGCCCGCGACCGCTGTCAAATCGAATGAACGCGTTTGAAACGCCACCGGGGACACCCTTGCGGAGGGCGAAATCCCTCTCCCCGGTGCGCATGCGTTTTCCAGAACACGTGATCTTCGACTCCGCGAGGAAGGCGTCTCCGGTGAAGCGCGCGATCGTTCCCAATCCCAAGCAGTCCTCCCTCGTGTTCTCACAGCTCGAGTACAAGATGTACAACGCGACGTCTAGACCACCGAAACCGGTGAAGGTCCACGTCGCGGCGATCGCGCGAAGGAAACCGCAGACGATCCCGGTGCGCGTGCCAGGTGACTACTTTCTCATCAAGATCGAAAACATTCAGGCGTGCGACGAGCGGTTCAAGTGCTCGTCCGAGAGGAAGAACACCGTGCAATTCAGCGGACAGATCGTTCGAGGGAGGGACCGGAGTAACTTTACGATGTACATCTTCAACAACGGCACGGTGAGGATCACCGGTGGGGTCCCAGGAAACAATCCGAAGACGATCGTGCACGTGCGAAACAAAATCCTCGACGAGTACACGCCCCTCATGAAGGAACTCTACGCCACCCTCAAATTCTCAAACCTCAACGCGCAGTTTAGGTTCAACGGCACGTTCAAACCGGACGTCCTCAAGCGGGTCCTCCTCCGGTACAAGTTCGAGTTCACGTACGAACCGGAAATCAAACAAAATTTCATCAAGGTGTCCTACAATAATCACAGTTTTCAGTTGTGGTTCACCGGGTTGGTGCAACTGTTCGGGTACAAAACGAAAACGCAGGTGGAGGAAGCCCACCGTCACGGGCGCGCCCTTGTGAAATTGTTGGAAAAGGAGGGGGCGACGACCCTCACCGGGGCGTATTCGAGTCCGATCCGGAAGCGTAAGAGGAACAACGGCAACCAGAGCCTGTTACCGAACCTCAACAAGCTCAACGCCATGAACATGTGCAAGATGAGCAAGAAGGAACTCTTAGCGTACGCCAGGCTCAGTGGGGTGACCCTCCCGAAACACATCCTGAAGGCGGACATTTGTAAGAAGATTCGGAACGCGCGAAGCGTGAAGGTTTCGAACGCCCAAGTGATGAACGATTTGTTGAACATTTTCGGCAAGGATTGGCTCCGAAGGTACGATTGGCTCGCCGCCCACGACATGCCAAAGGACATTCGAGAGGTACAGAAACTCATCTCCAAGTTACCGGAGAGCTCGCGCACGAAGACGAAGATCGCGGAGATCGAACGTGACTACGTGACGAGGGCGAAAACTTCGAGAAGAAAGTCTTACGACACGGCGCAAGAAAGACTCGTCAAGGCGGTGGCGGACCTGTTTTAATCGATCGTGCGTTGGGGCGCGGATATCTTCTTCAAGATGACCGCGTGATACTTAAAATTATATCCCGGGAACTCCTCCTTGATGATCATCGAGACCTGTTGGGCTTTCCCGAGATGTGACACACCGGTTTCCACGGAAACCCGCAAGAGATCGTTGAGGTACTTGTCGAGGGCGACGTACCTGCGGACCCTCTCCGCGGAGACCCCGTCGGTCTGCATTTGGGTCACCATGGGGTCCGGTTCGACGTAGTTCGCGTCCCACGTGAGAAACAAAACGACGATGGCGAGGAATAACCAAAGCATGTTTTAGTTTTATAATTACACAGAAATAATTTTCAAAACGTCGTTCACCTTGTGCACCAAATTGTACAACTCGTATGGGCACTCGATGACTTGTGGTCGGCATATTTCTAACTCTATTTGGTACACGTACGGGTCCTCCGAGTCGAGGTCTTGGGTGACCCCGGAAGCGATCGTCATGTCAATGCTCAAGTTTTTGCGCACGAAAGACTTTCTCTGCTTTACCACCTTTCGATCCATCTCGTATTGACCCGACACCGGGGTCTCCACCGACACCCCGAGACGCAAATCGAGGGGAGAATTTTGTTCGATAAAGTCCTCGTTCACTACGAGATTTTTTTGAATCATCGTCTGTTCTCCGGTCTCCCCACTCACCGAGAGCCTGATCTTGTGTTCGTCGTTGTAGTAGGAGTCCGTGTTGGTCACGAAGACGTTTTCGAACCCCGGATACTGCTCGAGACCCGCCATGATGGCGTCCCACTTCTCCTTTCCGACGTTGGTGTCGAAGAACTTCCCATTGTACCTCCCGAGGCGGAACTCAAACTCGATGTGAGGGGTGTTCCGGTGCGCCTCCAGGAGTTCCCAAACTTTATCCGTGATTCGTTGCACGTCAAACATACTTGTCAAATAATGGCGTTAATTTTTTAAGTCTCATCCTCGGCGTACACCAAAAGGGAGTACGGGGCTTTGGTTTCGAAATCCACCTTCCGGACGTGTTCGTCGTCGAAGAGGTACCAGTCCCCGGTCCTGGACCGCCCGAGGGTGACGTAGTGTCCACCGGATTGCGTGCCGAGGTGAAGACCCGCGGCGACGAGCGTGAACTTTCTCTCCCTCGCCTTGAGGGCGGTGGGGGCGTTCACGATGCCTTTTCGATCGAAGGTGAACATGGGGAACTTCGGAAGGTCCCGAATCAAACTCCGTGTGGTCGCCACGTTGTGGGTCTTCCCGTCGTCGTCCACGAAATCCGTGAGGGCGTTCCACTTGCCCGTGCGCTCCAACATGTCGAGGAGGTTCCCGCTCTCCATCATGGGGAGGATGCACGCGCCGAACGCGTCCTCCATCGTGGAAGTTCCACCGGGGTAAACGGTCTCTTGAACCCGGACGCCGTAAAACCACTTCTTGAGTTCGGGAATCTCCTTCTCGAGGATGTCGATGACGAGCAACACCGTCTCTTGGAGGTCGTTCTCGTCGAACTCGCTGATTCGGGGGAACTGTTTTTGGAGTTCGCGGAAGAGGGTCGTCGGGTCGTAACTGCCATCGCCGCCGCGGACAAACTCGATGTACGCCCTCGTGAACCCACACGTCCCATCGTAGTCGAGGGAGGCGACGTGGTCGGTCAGTTTGGGGATGTGCAACAAGCACTGGAGCGCACTCGAAAAGTGACAGGTGTTGGCGAGATTTACGATGCCCCTCATATTACACTTAAAAAGTCTCTCATCTTTATGTCTTCCTTGATGTTCACGATGGTCCGGTAGAAAGTTCTCCGGTTGTTCGGATACGTCTTGTCCGTGCGCACGTTCACCACCTTCCACCACATGGGTACGTCGTCCGTGACGTACTGACACTCCACGATCATGTCGTTCCGGAACCACGGGTGGTTCTCCGGACTGTCCGTTTCGTAGACGAGTTCCCCCCTCTCTTGGACGTACATCCTCCAGATCCCTCTGTGTTCGTCCCACCGGAGTTGGAAATCCACGGTGTTCTTCTCCCTCGGTTTCCACTTGAACATCGTCTCGTGGGTACCGAGTTTCACCGGGCAGTTCACCGGGGTGAACACCAACCCGTCCACTCTCTCCTTCACGGTGGGGAGGTAGTCGTCCATGAACGTCTGAAAATCCGGTAACGCGTGGAACGTCTTCACCCGGACCTTGTACGCGTCGAACTTCATCACCACGAGGTTGGAGACGAACTTTTGCATGGCGTCCAACCTACGGAGAAAGTCCCACCCACCCACGGGGATGTTCTCCACCATGATGGCGTCGTACGCGAGGAACGTGTTCTCGTAGAGTTCCCCATCCAGGATGGTGCCGTCGTACGCCTGCTTCCGGGCGTTCAGGGACACCTCCGTGATCTTGAACGAGCGATCGATCAACACAGATTTCCGTTGACCACCGACCGCGAGGAAGACGAGGAGGTGGCGGACCCCGTCCGTCTTCTCGCACACGACGTAATCGTTTTCGCGGAGTATGGGAAAGTGCTTCAGCTCCACCGAGACGGGTTGGCACCCGGGAAAGCGCCCCTCGGGGGTGCCGAAGACTTGACGAACGTAGGTGAGCACGTGATCTTGCCACGACATGTTTTGATTACAATTTTAGTCTTTAATCCTACTTCGCCTTGACCCCGGCAGCGTTCAAAATGTTACTGATGCACTCGTGTGGGTACGTCATGGTCAATTTCGCGTCAGTGTAGGCGTAAATTTTCACACCGGATTCCTTCATTTTCGTAAACATGTCCTTCGGGTGCACCTTGTCAATCTTTTTCCGCACCGGTTTCACCATCATCATCCAAGCGCGCGCGCTCGTCTTGTTCACCGCGTGGATGTCCTCGCCGATCTTCTGACCGGTGACGTCGGTATCGAAAGTGAGCCCGTACTGGGACATCGGCTCGTCGCACTTTCCGGTCACCTTCTCCTTGAACCTGGACCAGTCCACACCCGGTAACACCCCGGGGAAGACCAAGACGCCGACGCCCTCGTGTTTGTCCAGACACTTTTCGAGCGTTTCCGGGTTGATGAAGATGCCAAAGTCCACGAACAAGATGCGGTCGACGTCTTTTTTCAAGCACTGCTGAATCGACTCCGCCTTCTCGTACGGGTCGTCGTTCACGAAGACGATCTCGTTCGCGTGCCCATTCTTCACGCAGTTGATGTTGAACCGGAGGATGGAGTGAAGGGTCTTCACGTGACAAGACTCCGAGCGGGTGACGACGATGGTTGAGAATCGCAACATATTGATTAATTAAGCACTGATTGTTTTAAGCCTGTCTTTGAGGCATCCGGAGAATGGCAAGTTTCCCACGTGCCCGAGGGTGGTCCGCACGTCCGCGTAGATCTTCCCACCACACTGCTGCCACCGGCGACAGAAGGCGTAGTCTTCGGAGAGGTACCGCTTGTTCTCCGGGTCGATCATGCAGTCGAAACAGGCGTGGTAGTCATCAAACGTTCTGTTTTGGTGGTCGTTCTTACACCACAGTTCCGGAAACTTTTCTTCCATCTTTTTGAACACTTCCCTCTTGATCAACATGAACCCGGTGGGACCATCCAGAACTTCGATGAATCCGTTCTCCACCGAACGGCTCTGCGCGCCAAAGTTGATCACGAGACTCGACGCGAGCATGTTCGGGTTGCGTTCGTCCCCGGATTCGAGCGCCTTGGCGCACTGTTCCCACTGAACACACTTTTTGGGGTAGCAGGAGACGGCGATGTCGTGATCGCTCTCGATGAGTCTGAGGACGGAGTCGGCGTCGAAATCGATGTCAGCGTCGATGAACAGGAACAGGTCGGCGTCTGTCTCCTGCATGAACCGACCGACGGCGACGTTGCGCGCGCGGTGGACCAGGGATTCGTTCTCCGTGGTGTCGATGAAGAGCTGAATCCCTTTCCGGATCAGGAGGAGTTGAAGTTTTATGACTGAAGCCATGTATTGCTTCAGACATAAACCTCCATAGCATGGGGTGGCAAGGAAAACTTTCACCATTTGTAATTACATTTCGTTAGCAGCCTCTAAGTGTTTTGATATGTGTTGTTCGATTTTGTTTAAAGTGGGTACGGATATTTTACACACCTCGCACACCTTTGCTTTGGTCAGACGTCCTTTGAGGACGACGTAGATCACCGTGCTCGCGATGCTCTTCGGCGTCTTGCTCATCAGCTCGACGCACGCCTCGATGTTCCGGCACAGGTTCATGCACTTGATTCGCTCCTCCCTCGTGACCTCAAAGTCGTTGAGCAACCTCTGAATCAAGTCGCGCGGACGGGTCACCTCACCGGAGTTGACGTTCTCCGTCGTGAGGGTGTCCTTTATCGTGTCCATAAACATCTGCGTCGTCCGGGAGATGTCTTTCGACTTTATGTTGAACATCTCCGCGATTTCCTCCGTCGTCCTCGGGTTGTTTGACATCCTACACGCCAAGAGCACCGCGTTCGCCTTGATCCCGGCTCGCACGGCACCCCTCGTGAGCTTGAGCGAGTTGAACTTTCTGTACAAGATCTTCGCGTCCCGGAGGACGGTGTCCTGGATCGTCGGACACGCCTCGTCTATCTCGCGGTACACGTGAAACAGACTTCGGTCCTTGTGGTTCATGCTCATGTGGAAGGCGATCTTCGCCATCCTCTTGTTTTTGTAAGACGCCACCCGGGACGTCCCGATCGTCGTGCTCTTTCCCCAGTTTTGGGAGTACAACTCCGGGTTCGCGTTCGGGTTCCCACACCGCGCCGGATCCTTCGCGATCCCGTCCTGCGCGCCCGACGTCCACTCCGGGGTGTCACAGACGTACGTCGACTCCACGAGTCCGCAGTTCGTGCACACCGGCAGTCCGTCGCAAAATTGTTTTTCGTGTCCGCACTCCACGCACTGGTGCCAGTACACTTTCTTTTGTTTCATTGTTATTGTCGGCTTTTCGTTTTGTTTTTGTATTTTTTCCACGTCTGACCATATTGTTGCCAACATTTTTCGGTACTCTTAGTTGTGAATTTGTTTTTTCCAGCGGTGACGCGGACCGTTAGTCAACAAACCATGATGAAATCATTCTTTTCCATCTCATCTATCAGGTGCCCGTAGATCTCCATGAGCACGTCCTCGTGCTCGTACGTGCGGTTGGTCTCTTTGCGAACCAACTCGAGAGGTCCGACGCCGAGGACCGCGCTCAACTCGTCCTGTCGGTCGAATATGTCGTCGTACTTGACGCACACGATCTTGTAGTTTCTCTCCGGGTTAGGGGTGGTGTAGTTCCGGTAAAATTCCTCGAAACCCATGTAGTCCACCTTGTCCCTGACGGTCTCCTGCAATCCCTTTTCCGGATCCTCCGCCTCTATGTTTACCCTGGCACTCTTCTTCAAGTGCCTTGAGAAGAGGGACTTGATAGGATTTTTGTAAATGTATATCACGACGTGTTGATCCAAGTTTTCTTCCGAGACTTGCCTGGTGCTAAAGTGTTCCCCTCGCACCTCCGTGAGTTTCACCGGGGGGTTTCTACTGTGAATGTGCGTCACGTTTCCGTGTTTTCGTAGAGCGGCGCACAACATCTTAGAACCACACCCTCCGTAAGAGCAAACATGAAAAGTTCGTCGACTCATATATTAATGGGGACCATATTTTTTTGCCAGATAATCGACTGTGTCTTTGAAACTTCGCCCACCAGGGCTTCGAGGCTCCCACTCTGACCACGCGTCCTCAATTTCCGCCGCATTCGGTGGCGGTGTCAGGGTCCGGTCGGAGTCGCTCGCGATAAAACCGGAGAGGGACGTGTCGTCCTCGCTATCCTCCGGTGTCCACACGTCGCTGCAGTCATCCACGAGGTTGACCGTTTCGAGATCCACCCACTGATCGCCCTCGCCCACGCGTTTCCAGTTCAAATCCTCGAACGTGCTTTCCGGGTAGTGCTCCATAAGGGACTCGTATCGCACCGGTTGGACTTCTTCCTCCACCGCGTACACGGTGGCGCTCTTGTATATCTTATCCGTCGCCGTGAGGTAGTTGACACCGAGGACGTTCCCGGTGTTCATCGAGACGCGTCCAAGGAAAATCTCTTCCACGTCGTCCTCGACCGCTAAAATTTTAACAATTTCACCTGTTGAGATTTCTTGACCCACGATCATTTTTTTTTGCTTAGAATCGTCAGGCAAAAAATATTTACCACTTTTACCGAGCAGGAGGTGATGACATTTTTTATTTATTCCAAGGAAGGTTGCGAGTACTGCGAACACGCAGTCAAACTATGTGAAGCGGATGGGTTGGAATATGAAAAAGTCATGATTGAGAAGGAGGATCTGAAACGCAAGTGTGGTGGGAAAGAGTTTGGTCAGTACCCACAAATTTTTTTCGGGGAAAGGAGGTTGGGTAGTTTTTTCGACTTTCAAGATTTTTTGGAGGACGAATACGAACCCATGTTGGCGCCCACCCTCAACCGGTTCACGGTGTTTCCGTTGAAACACCCAAACTTGTGGTCACTGTACAAGAAGGCACAGATGTCCAACTGGACCGCGGAGGAGGTGGACTTCGCCAAGGACATGGAAGACTGGAAGAACCTCAGTGACGGTGAACAAAAGTTCATCAAGTACGTGCTCGCGTTTTTCGCCGGAAGCGATGGGATCGTCTTTGAAAACATCAACAACAATTTCGCGGACGAGGTGCAGTACCCAGAAGCCAGATCGTTCTACGCTTACCAAGCGCACAACGAGATGGTGCACGGAGAGACCTACTCGAAACTCATCGACAAGTACATCACAGATCCGGTGGAAAAGAAAGAACTCTTCGAAGCGATTCAGACCATTCCGTGCATCGGACAGAAAGCGAGATGGGCGATGAAGTGGTTCGACACGAAAAAGAGAAGTTTCGCTGAGAGACTGTTCGCCTTTGCCTGTGTGGAAGGCATCTTCTTCTCGGGAAGTTTCTGCGCCATATTCTGGTTAAAGAAGAGAGGACTCCTCCCGGGTCTGTGCTTTAGCAACGAACTCATCTCCAGGGATGAGGGTCTCCACCAGGAGTTCGCCGTGGAATTGTTCAACATGCTCAGACACAGACCGTCTCCGGAGACGATTCAAAACATCGTCAAGGAGGCGGTGGAGATCGAGAAGAATTTCATCATCGACGCCCTCCCGTGTGCCCTCATAGGGATGAACGCGGAAAAGATGGCACAGTACATCGAGTACGTCTCTGACAGACTCCTCAAACAGGTCGGGGTGCCACCGGTGTGGAACAGTTCGAACCCGTTCGATTTCATGGAGAACATCTCCCTCGATGGGAAGACAAACTTTTTCGAGAAGAGGGTCGCCGATTACGCCAAGATGGACGACGACAACTCCAACATAGGTTTCGACGAAGAATTTTAATCTGCATTCATAGTATGAGCCGCCAAACGTTTCCTTTCATCGTCGGCGTGTGTACCATCGTGAGTGTGTGTGCGTCGTTAGTCTTTTACATGCGGAACGTGGGAGCACTCCCGTTCGCACCGGCACTTGCACCGGCACCGGCACCGGCACCGGCACCCGCACCCATTCCTGAACCGGACATGACACCACCGTAATTTACAAACTTTTTACAATGCACACCGGGTGTGGATTGCAAAAAGAAATAATGTTTTAGAATTTATTTAAGGCTTCATGACACTCACGTTGCTTCCATCCGGGCACTTGCACATCATCTCGTTCGCCGCGGTCGGGGACGGACCGATTTCAGCTAATTGAAAGTCGAAGGAACCCAAGTCGAGGTCAGACTCCTCGAGACCCATGAAGCCGAGTTCCAGAACCGGAGCGTCGACCTCTTCCGGAGCCGGAGATGGACCCTCGACCACCTCGGGGGTTGGAGCCGTAGTCGGAGTCGGCATCGGAGCCGGCGCCGGAGCCGGAGCAGGAGCCGGAGACTGGGATTCGTACTTTTCACGCTTCTTGAGGTTCATCATAGCCCAAACGACGAGCATGAAGACGAGGGAGTGCACGAGCAAACCGATGAGGGTCGGGTTGCCGTTCGGGGACGCGATACGGGAGCCGAGAATTCTTCGGACGAGCAAATACGTTTGCGGGTTCGCGACGATGAAAAAAGTCAAACCGGAGATGACACTGGTCACAAATTTCTCCTGCTGACGCTGACCTTTGCAGCCACAGCCACAATCTTTGAAGAGACCCATGATAATTATACTATTCAAAAATATTTTTTTCCTAATCAATCAAATCCTCCCTCTTTCTCTCTCTCCATTTTTTGGCGATGAAGTCGTATTCGTACGCCGACCACGCGCGAGAGGTTGGTCTACTCTGGTGAAGCAGTGTCTTCGATTCATCGTACACCCGCAGGACCGCCCCCTTCGCCGTGTTGTAGTCTCCGGCGGTGTTCACGATGTAGAGGGTCTTGTACTTGGCTTGTTTACCCAGATCCAGTTCGTAGTAGTTCGTCCCGGTGGTGACCTTTGAGTTTTCAAACTCTTCCTTCATGTCTCTCTTCAACCGGTCGAGGACGATGATCCTGTCGATCACTAACTGCGTGGACTCGTCTTCGTGTCCGAACCAAATGTATCGGGCATCCGTGCCCTTGATGACGACATCCGGAAGGTCATCCGGGTTGAACTCTGGTTCAGGTTCAGGTCCGTAATCCGTGGTGAATATCCGGATGCCTCCGTAGATTCCGAACGACGCGAGGGATGAGAACAAACAACAAATGAAGATCAATACTCCCAACATCTAAGATGTGTGTGGATTTTTTTTTCAACAGCCTTTTCTGATGTTCTTCCGGGGATCGACGCATCCCACCGTGTGCACGTCATCGAGCTCGTCGTCGGCGTACGTGTCCCAGACCTGACTCTCGTCGTAGAAGAAACACGTGTTCGGCGCGGACGAGTGTTTGTAGTTTCTGTGACCCCAAGCCTTGTACCCCTTTTCCTTGGCGATCTTTTGACACAAAGCCTGCGTTCCGGAGAGTTCCCATTTGGGGAGGTCCGAGTCGACGGAAGTCTTCTCTCTGAGCCACCCCTTCGCCACCCGGGTGCCCCGTGCCAACTTATTGGGTAAGTATTCCCTCATCAAATATTTTTCAACTTTTTTCATTTCACCCACGGTCAATTCCCTGTTGTAAATTAAAATTTCACAGATGGCAAAGTCACTCACCTCACCGTTAGTACCCCAACCGTTTGCCTTGGCGATTCCTGCGTTGATGGTGAACTGCGTCGGGATCTGTCCGTTCGTGTATCCGACTTTAGTTTTGTCTTCACCGTTCACGCGCACGAGATTCTTCTGGTCGACCATACAGAATAGGGCGTCCCCCTGTGGAGACTTCTTATAGTTGAGCCACCCACCGTTACCGTGGTGAGAGTGCCCACTGATACCATTGTGGAATCCTGCGAGCCAGTTCACGTCTGAGCCGTCGAAGATACGTCCCCGGTTGTCTCCGTGGTACTTGGCGACGAAGGCGAGGGTGTATGTACCGTTCGCCCCTATGCACGCCGAAGGGAAGCGCATCCACGTGTCCTTTGTGCCGATGCGCATTTTGTTTTCCTCGTCCAGTTTGAACACCTTGTCTCCCTTGATGTCGACGTCGTTGTTTTCACCGGACATGTCTTCCCACAAGTCGAACTCATCGTCGTAATTATTCCACTTGTACCTGCCGGTCAAACCTTCCATCTGGGGGAACTCGTTGAAATCGTATTCCTCGTCTTCTATGTACTCTGGAGCAGGTCCATCATCCGCTGTCGGGCTCACGTCCAAGTCGAAACATTCACCCCGGTCAAACTTCGAAATGTCGTTGTGACCGTTAGTACACGTGTAGAATCCTAATATTGAACCCGATGTTATGGATAATATGCAACAAAAACATATGACCAATGATCCGATGAGTTCAACTAATTTGGACATCTTAGTATGGTCTGAGATTTTTTTGATCGATCGACTTAAAGATGCCAGTCTACCAATAGGTATACCAAAGAAACAAACGAAATGTCGCTCTCAATCACTGAAACCAAGAACTTCCACCCGTCCTCCATTGGATTTTCCAAGCTCCGAAAGAACAAGTCCGGAGGCAAGGCGGTGTACATCCAATGCGACAACAAGAAATTGTACCTCCAACTTCCTTGGATGCGAAGCCCCTACGGCTTGTCTTCCTACACCGACGACACCACCGGGCGCACGTCGTACTCCCTCGATCTCAGCTTCGACCCGGACAACGAGGGCGCGCAAGAGTTGAAGGAAAAACTCCTCGAACTGGACGCCCTCATCGTCGACACCGTCGCCAAGAACAGCAAAGAATGGCTCGGTAAGGAATTCGCCAAGGAGGTCCTCCAGCAGGCGCTCTACAAGCCGCTGGTTCGACCAGGGAAGGAGGAATACCCGGCGACCCTCAAATTGAAGATCTTGACCAAGCAAGACGGAGAGTTCGTTCCGGAGGCGTACAACATGCAACAAGAAACCGTGCCTCTCGACAGCATCGAGAAGGGTCACCGGGTGATGGCGATCATCGACGTGAACCAGATTTGGTTCATCGACAACAAGTTCGGTTGCACGGTGAGACTCTCGCAGGTGCTCTTGGACCGCTCGGAGAAGCTTCAACGCTTCGCCTTCCAAGGCATCGACGTCGGCACACCGGCGCAAGAGGAAGACGTCCTCGACGACGACATGTCCGACGAGCTCGTAGACGACGAAGAATAATCTTATAATATAACATACACACTATGAATAACGCCCGTGCCATGCGAATCCTCGGTTTGATTTTTTTGATCGTCATCATGCTCTGGCTCAACGGTGGCTTCAGCGCTCGCGCCACCGCGTCGGTGTCCACCGGTAAGGGATGGACCGTCTACGGGAGCATGAGTTGCGGTTTCACCCGGAAGCAGCTCGACTACATGAAGAAGAACGGTGTGGATTTCACGTACCGGGAGTGTGACGGGGGTAAGTGTCCGGGTGTCGAAGCCTTCCCAACGTTGGTGAGCCCAGACGGTGAAAAGATTGTCGGTTACACCGAAATGTAGAAAAAATATTCACTGAATGTATATAATGCCAGTGTCAGAACAAAACAGGGCCAGACAGTTTTTGAACAAGAAACCCTCAGACGCGCAAATCCTGGCGCGCATCAGGCAGATCGCCTCCGGAAAGACTGTCAAATCTGCCGAAAAATTCGCCTATCTGCAAAATGCACTGCAGAACTCACCCAACAACACGCACTACAAAATGTCTCAAGCCATGTTCGCCATGGAAAATAACACCCCGGGCGTGTACATGATTTCCCAGCGAAAAATGTTGGGTAATAAATTTAACATCCCCAAGAACGCCGTCAACAAGTACTTGTCTAAATTCACCCCTCGAAAGAAGGTTGCCGCCCCGAAGACGAACAACAGAATCCGGAAACTCGTGAAGAATTTGGCGAACGCTACCGGAGTGTGCAATAACAAGTAAAAGACTAACTTTTTTACAATTCAGATGAAATCATGGATTGTAAAAATTGTTACGGAAAAAAAAACTTAAGCCCCGCGCAAGATGACGAGGGAGATACTGAGGAGGAAAGCGTCGACGAGGTTTTCGATCGGCTTCAAAACGCTGATGTGCTTGACGAGAGACCGGTTCCAGAGGAATCGGAGGAAGAAGGTGCTGATGAGGAGGGTGAGCACCATGAGAAGGATCTCGGTGATGGCGTCGGACTTGTTCTTGGTCTTGACAATGTCTCTGAGCATTTTGAATTTATAATATAAGTTAACATTATAAATGAAACTCCTTCCCACGAGTGGTTCGGAGAAGCGTTTCACCCACCGGCTCTGGGGCAGCAGGGTTGGTATTGGAAACAACAACTGCCTGGCGTACGCCTTCCACGACTTTGAGTACTACCGGATGCAAAAGTCCACCCCAGGTGACCGCTCCGGGCTGTCCAACAACGGACACTCGTACACGAACTGCCGTGACCTCCCTAGGCGCGTCATGAGCGACAACCCGGGAAAGGTGTACCTTTGCAACCCGGACAAGAGGTGCAAGAGCGGATTCTACAAGGTGATGCTCTTCGTGGCGCCGGCGCGCCCGTCTGACTGGATCCGTCAGGGTGATTTCCACTGGTACAAGCAGCACAACGAGGTGGAATACAAGATCAAGGAAGGGGACACGGTGGCGTCCATCGCCCGTTTTTTCGGGGTGTCCAGAACGGTCATCGAGAACGCCCTGAAGAAGCGGCGCATGACCAAACCCGTGCGAGGTCGCGTGATCGTGTTCAAGGCGAACGTGTGGTCACACAAGCGAGGTTGGGCGACCGGTCCCTTGCTCGTGGACGCCAAGGGCAAGCCCATCTACGACCCCCGAAAGGCGGCGAGGGCGTATCCGGGTTTGAACTACAAGACGTTCTGCTCATCCTTCTGTGTCAAGAACAAGGGTATCAAGGTCGGTAAGAGTCATCCCAAGGTCCGTAAAAAGACTGTCTAGGTCGACGACGTCGTCAAACTCCATGTTCATGTCGAACACGTCGAAAACGTTAAAGATCTCGTTCTCCGTGAGCGTGAGCGCGTTGGACCTTCCGGTGTAGTTATTCGTCACCGTCATGGTTACGTGGAATCTCTTGCCGTCGAAAACTTTTCGACACACCGGGCACGTGTTTTTGCCTTTTTCTTTCCATTTTTCCAGGCAGTGAGAATGAAAGACGTGCCCGCACCGGATCGGTTGGGTGTTCCGGGTGCTCCTCACCTCGTTGAGGCATATGGAACACGTCTCCATTTATTCCTGGAATAATGAATTGTTTTTTTCACCGTAATTTTAATACAAGTTCTTGAGTTCCTTTCCGAGGACCGGGGCGTCGCACTTCGTGCACGGACCCTCTCCTTGGGTGCGTTGGAGGTTTTGAACCAACGCCGGACCTTGTTGTTGGAGGAGTTTTCTGTAGGAGTAGTTGTCTTCCATCGCGATGGAATTTTGTTGCATCACGTAGTTGTTCACGAGTCTGGATGAACCACTGATGGTGAAGCATCGTCCGTCTGCCATGCCGAGTCTCTGAGACATGATTGTTATTATTACATACACTAGAAATTTATTTGTCTGTTTTCGGTGGTCAGGAGCCAACTTTTGTATCCCCTCTGCCTGAGCACGGAAATCAGATCGTTCGCCTTGTACCCGTGATAATCATCGAAGAGATCTTTCTCCTGCGTGGGTGCGACCCGAAGGTCCATTCGCTCGTTTATGTGGGACACGATCACGTTGTACCCGAAAGCGATCTCTTTGAGGGTCTCCGCGCCGGTGATGATGATCTTACCGGTGCTAAATATCGAACACGTGATCTCCTTCATGTCCTCCGCCGGTTTAAACTTGACCTTGACCGCGCTGTACCTGTCCGGTTGGAAAGTCGTCTTGAACACGCTCGCCTGTGAGAAGTGCTCGGCGACGGACATCAGATTGAGGCTGCTGTTGAGGGAAAAGTTGGAGTTGATCATGACAACCCGGAAATCCTTCGGTGGTTCCTCGATGTTCACAAATTTTTTACAGATCCACGAGAGTTGGCTTATGATCCGCTTGCAATCGAATAAGTCCCTGGCACCGGCGATCTGGACACTGCCGTTCGAGAAAAGTTTGACGCTCTTCGTGCTGACGTCCTCGCACTTGAGGGTTATTTGGTTGTAAAAGGCGGTGGTGTTGTTCAGCCTCCACGTGAATCCCTTCGAGTGGTGGGCACCCGCCCTCTTCAGGGTCACGTCTCCCACCTTTTCCAAACGACTTCGAAGTTTGCATATGTCGATCGTCGTGGCAAACTTGCTGATGATCGTGATCGTGGTGATCTTCACCCACGACGGACGGACTTCCTCCGGAAACGAAGACCGGAACTCATCGAGGGAGAGGATGTAGGAGAACGAGTTGTTGGCGACGCTCGAGTACGTCGTCTCGGACATGGCGTCGGAAAGTGTCGCCTGGCTTAAAAAGAAAACTTCAAGTTAAAACAATCATGACCTCGTTCATAAAGAGTGCGATTTTCACTTACGATGTGGAGAGCAAATTGGAATACGTGGAATTTCAATACACCCAATGGGTGCCCTCGCTCCAAGAGTACGAAGAGCGGGTCGATTACTTGCAGACCCGTCCGATCGGGGACTGGACCGAGATTCAAGCCCTCCGTCGCAACCTCGCGTACGAGAAATTCCTGGACACCATGGTCGAACAGACCGATGAAGTGGTGCGCCGGAAGACGTCCGCGAACTTCGAGAGCGTTTACGACCAAAACGTGGACAACTTGGAAATCAAGCTCTGGCTCATGAACTGCATGAAGATTCTCGATCCGAGTTTCGAACCGCCCTACATCAACAAGAAGGCGGCGTGGCAGCGTGATCTCGTGGATTGGATTTTGACGGATACAATTCACGATCTCATCGAGAGATGTCGAAACGTCCACCGATTGGACAGACTTTACCATATTACAAAGTTAATAGAACTAGAATCAAAAGAATTATAATACTGAGTTTCCCCTTGTTGTTTCTCACGACCTCACCCACGATGAAACGTCTCGGGCTCGGCGACACACGTTGCCCGCACTCCGCCTTCTCGCGTCTCGTGAACCCGTAGTCGATGTTGCGTTTCGGGTGAAGCGGGCGTTCGAGTGGGCAGTTCTTTTCCTTCGGAAAACAATAATCCGTGGTCCTGTATCCCGCTCTCGCGGCGACGGCGCACCCAGGGCTGGGTTCCGGATCGGCGACTCCGTACCCCTCGTCCCGGATCTCGTCCGTGAAGTCGGCAAACTCTCCGACCTGTCTCACCGTGCCTGGGACCGACATTTGCCCGGTGGTGAAAGGGTTGATGTCGTTGATCGTGTTTTCGTCACTGAGCATGAGCTCGCTCATGTTCCTTTGATGATACGCGAGAATATTTTTTTTGGTTTAACTTTGACCGGTGTTCGGACCACATTTCGTCCAGGTCTATCCCAAGCATGGCGGAGATTTGAAAGAGGTAGGAGAAGACGTCCGCCATCTCCTGTCGCACGTCCGTGCCCCTGTCTTTCTTGAGCCCGGTTTTTTTGAAGGTGCGTTTGTACTGCCGGATGGCGGACGCGAGCTCCCCGAACTCTTCGGTCAGCAGAAGCCACACGGTGTCCACCGGAACCTTGTCCCACCCCTTGTCCTTGCACACTTTTTCCGTCTCCTGTTTGTATACGTTGAGTGACATCACCTTATTAGTCCATACTCTGAACTCTTTAATTAGTTGATGCCGATCTTGTTGTTGATGTCGATCTTCTTCCCGAAAGTGGTCGTGTTCAGGGGTCGATCCATCGGTTCGGAGATGGTCTCGATGTCACGGATGTAGTTGACGTATTGCGCGACGCCGGTCTTGATCTGGCGGATCGCCTCGTCGATAACGATCGTGTTCATCGCCCGCACCTGCTCGTTCACGTCCGAGAAGTGGTCACCGCTGTTGTTGATGAAGACCACCCGCATGAGGGCGTACAGGTCGTTCGGGTTTTGGTAATCGATCCGGATGTTCGTGTCGTTCCTGAACTTCTGGCGGATACCCTTCTGGACCAGGTGCATGTTGAACTCGCTGAAGTATAAACTGTTCAGGGGAGTCGGCGTCTGCTTGAGTGAATTCAGATTCATTTGATATATGTGGACAAAATTATTTCCTCGGTAAGTAATAATGAAGATTCAACTCAACGATCTCGAGGAGGCGTACGGCGCGCACAAGCCGGAGAACGTCGACGAGGTTCCGTGCAAGGCGCCGCAGTGCTTCGTGAACTCGTACGCACCGGTCAGCAAGCCCGGTGAAATCGGCACGTTCCACAACAACACTTACTTTCTCCAACCCAATAGAAAATTAGAATTGGCGGGTGCGGTTTCCGTGAGATCCAAGGATTTCAAATGCACTTAAAAATGTTTTGCGTAGAATAGGTATACACAAGAAAAAATGATGAGAGTCACCAAACGTTCCGGTAAAGTTGAAGATGTGAGATTCGACAAAGTCGTCACCAGGATCTCCAACTTGACCAGCGGACTCTCTCAAGCGTGCGATTCCTCCAAGATCGCCCAGCAGGTTTTCTCCAGCATGTACGACGGGATCCACACCAACGAGATCGACACGCTCTCGGCGGAGATCTGCGTCGGGATGATCACGAGCGATCCCGATTACGAGGTCCTCGCCACCCGGATCGTCGCCTCGAACATCCAAAAGACGGCGCCGAACAATTTTCACACCGCGATGAAAAAACTTCGAACCGCGGGTGTGGTCACGGACGAGGTCGTCAAGGTTGCAGGAGAGGTCAAGGAGAAGATTGTTCCGGAGAGGGATTTCGATTTCGGGTACTTTGGTCTGAAGACCCTGGAAAAGAGCTACCTCCAAAAAGTGGACGGAAAAATCATCGAGACCCCTCAGTACATGTTCATGCGCGTCGCCATCGGCATTCACGGCGCGGACGTCGACGCCGTCCTGAGCACGTACGAGTCCATGAGTCAGGGGTTCTACACGCACGCGACGCCGACCCTGTTCAACGCCGGGACGCCGAGACCACAGATGAGCTCGTGCTTCCTGGTGGCGAACAAGGACGACAGCATAGACGGGATTTACGGCACCATCACCGAGTGCGCGCAAATCAGCAAGTGGGCTGGGGGCATCGGTGTGCACATCCACAACGTGCGGGCGAACAAGAGTTACATTCGCGGAACCAACGGGAAATCCGATGGTATCATTCCCATGCTGCGCGTGTACAACTCCACGGCGCGGTACGTCAACCAAGCCGGAAAGAGAAAAGGGTCCATCGCCGTCTACCTCGAACCGTGGCACGCCGACGTCATGGATTTCCTGGATCTCCGCCTGAACCAAGGGGACGAGGAGGCGAGGTGCCGGGACCTGTTCACCGCGATGTGGATCCCGGATTTGTTCATGAAGAGGGTGGAGGAAGACGGGCAGTGGAGCCTGTTCTGCCCGGACACCGCCAAAGGTCTGTCCGATTGCTACGGCGACGAGTTCGAAGCCCTGTACACAAAGTACGAACAGGAAGGGCTGGCGAGGGAGACCGTCCCGGCGCAACAGGTGTGGCGCGCCATCCTCAAGAGTCAGACCGAGACCGGAACCCCGTACATGCTCTACAAAGACGCCATCAACTCCAAGACAAACCAGAAGAACCTCGGTGTCATCAAGAGTTCCAACTTGTGCTCGGAGATTGCGGAGTACACCGACGAAAACGAGACCGCGGTGTGTAACTTGGCGTCGATCGCCCTTCCAAAGTTTGTCCGGGGTGGGAAGTTCGACCACGAGAGACTCCACGAGGTGGCGAAGGAAGTCACGCTCAACCTCAACCGGGTCATCGACAAGAACTTTTACCCTGTGGAGACCGCGAGGCGCTCGAACATGAGGCACAGACCCATAGGCATCGGTGTCCAAGGCTTGGCGGACGTCTTCATCCTCCTCGGACACCCCTTCGACTCCCCGGAAGCGCGAAAACTGAACGCGGAAATCTTCGAGACCATCTACCACGGCGCACTCGAATCCAGCCACGAACTCGCTCTCGTGGAAGGTAGCTACGAAACCTTCGAGGGGTCGCCCTTCTCCCAGGGCATCCTCCAGTTCGACATGTGGGAGGGAGGAGGCAAACGAGTGCTCTCCGGCAGGTACGACTGGGACGCCCTCAAGGCGAAGGTGAAACAGGGGATGCGGAACTCCCTCCTGCTCGCCCCGATGCCCACGGCGTCGACGGCGCAAATCTTGGGCAACAACGAGTGTTTCGAGCCGTACACCACGAACATTTACCTTCGCCGGACCCTCGCCGGGGAGTTCGTGGTCGTCAACAAGCACCTGGTGAAGAACCTCCAAGAGCGCGGTCTGTGGTCCAAGGAGATGAAGGACCTCATGGTCAAAGCCGGGGGTTCGGTGCAAAACATCCTGGACGTCCCGAAGGAGACGAAGGACCTGTTCAAGACGGTGTGGGAGATTTCCCAAAAGGTCATCATCGACATGGCGAGGGATCGGGGTCACTTTATCGACCAAACCCAAAGTATGAACTTGTTCATGGAGTCCCCGACGTTCGGTAAACTCTCGAGCATGCACATGTACGCCTGGAAGAGCGGTCTCAAGACCGGCATGTATTATTTGCGCTCGAAACCAAAGGCGCGCCCTATTCAATTCAGCCTCGATCCCGATTGCGTGGCGTGTAGTGCTTAAAGTTTTTAATCGATATCTAAGAAAGAAATGAAGTTCACAGAGGTTCTCGAAAACGTCAAACTCCACCCGTACAAGAACAAGCGAATCCTCGTGACCACCCATGCGGACTCGTCGCTGAAGATTCAGTTCCCCCGGATGTACATGCCCTTCGGCATCGCCGGATGGACCCCTGAGGTGGGCGAGGTGAAGTACAACGTCGATTTCAGCCTCACCGGGTACGACGAGGAAGGCAACTACGTCAAGAAATTTTACGACACCATCGTGGAATTAGAGAACGCGGTCATCGAGGAGGTGGCGTCGCAGAGCGTGGAAATCTTTGGCAAGGAGATGACCAAGGACGAGTTGTACCCGCTGTTCAACTCCAACATCAAGGAGGGCGTGAACGGACACCCACCCAAGTTCCGTGTGAAGGTGGACACCACGGTGCACGGAGTCTTGAAGGCGGACGTCTTCGACGCCAACAAGAACCGGTTGAAAGATCAGATCGAAAACGGTTTGTATTCAAGAAATTCGGGACGAGCGTTGGTCGAGATCGCTTCGGTGTATTTCTTGAACAAAAAGTTCGGCATGACGTATAAGTTGTCTCAACTCATGGTTCACGAACCGGAGAGACTCAAAGGGTTCGCCTTCAACGTCGGTTCTTCTTAGGAGTAGAAGAAGCAGTTTGTAATATGTGATAGATGGCTTGACTGTCCAACAAAAGTTTGCCTTGAATCCGGATGAACGACTCCGGGTCGCGCCCATTCTTTATTTTTGCCAACCTGACCGCTTCAGACCAGAGTGCTCGGGTCATATCTTAACTAATTCTGAGATTTTTATTTCCTGGCGGAACCGTTGGAAGTACCGGTGTGCTTACCCGCCAAGATCTTTTTGAAAGCCTTGACGGTTTCCTTGTACGTCTTCGTGCCCTTCTTCGCGACCGGGATGAACTCACCGCGTGAGTAGTTCTTACCGACGTGTTCGACGGCTTGACGCCACGCCTTGAGGGTCTTCGCTTGCTTCGCGCTGATAGCCATGATGTTTTTGTACTATTACAACAGATTTTTTTTCACTTTAGTCGCTAAAGTAGTCGTCATCGGAATCGTCCTGGATTTCACACGGGAGTTCCTTCACCTTTCGCGGCACCCTCTGTTTCTTCACCGGTTCCTCGATGCCGTGTTCCCTGTGGTACAGCACCTTGTCCCAGAACGCCCGCATGACCGGAAGGTTCGTGTCCCACCATCCCCTGTCACGCTCCACCTCGACGACCACGAACTCTTCCGGGGATGGCCAGTTGAACTCCGCTGGTTTATACTGGATAAAGTACGCCTTGGGTAAGTCTAAAATCTCCATACACAACTGTAATTGGGGCATGTAATGTTCGGGAACTTCCGGTAAAATTTCTCGACGCATCGGACACTTGATCTCCACGAGACAGTTGGTCTCCGTGATACCGTCCGGAGACCCCCCGAGCCAGTCGTGGTCCGGGTGTGGGCACAACCCGATCTCGTGGACGACCTCGTTGTACCTTTCCTCGAAAAGGATCCTCGCCTCGTCTTCGTATTTCTCTCCGTGCCTCGTCGCCTCGTTTCCCATGAATTTTTCACCTTTTCCACACTTTTTCAGGAGGAGTTGGTGTGGGGTCTCGTACTTATTGCATCCGATGGCGGTGGCGGCATCCGAGGCAGTAAGCATGTTCCCTCTCAGGCGGAGCCATTCCTCTGATTTCTGGGCGGCATACTCCCGCTCGATGAGCCTCTTCACGTTCGGGTGCATTGTACTAAGTGATCGCCCGTTACCCTTAAGTGGGGTGGGTAGAAGAAAGCTTTAGCCGCGTTTTGCTCCGCCTGTTTCTTGTTCTTCGCGTGTCCCTCCCCGACGTACGCGTTCTGCACGTACGCCTCGACGTAAAACACCCCGTCGACGTGCGCCTTCACCCTGTAGTCCGGAAGCTCGAGGCTGTTGGTCTGACAGTACCGCATGAGGTGATCCTTCCAGTTGTCGTCCACGTTGATGATGTTCAGGTCAACCATGCTCGGGTCGTTGTATATCCGGAGGACGAATTCTTTCGCGTGGAGGAGCCCGAGGTCCATGTACACCGCGCCCACGAGGGCTTCGAAGACGTCCTCCAAGATTTTGGGATTGGTGTACCAGCCGTTCTGCATGCCCTTGGTGTCCATCTGCACGTACATCCACAAACCGAGTTTCTTCGCAATCTGGGAGAGGGTCTCGTGCCGGACGAGCTTCGTGCGCGCCTTGGTCAGGAACCCCTCCTGTCGGTCCTCGAACCTGTCGAACAAAAATTTGGTGACTATGAACCCGAGCACGCTGTCGCCGATGAACTCGAGGGTCTCGAACGACTTCTGGGACGGGTCCTCCTTGACTTTGCTTTTGTGGGTGAACGCTCTTTGGTACAAACTCAAATCATTGATTTTTGTACCAAGGATGTTTTCGACAATGGTTTTAGTCAGAACATTCATAATATATTCTTTTTACAATTTATTTTTTTAAGCCGTCGTCGTCTCTACCGGTTTGATGTAGTGCGGAGACAAAAACTTTTGAAGGTTGAGGAAGGTGACGACCGTGTCCTCCGGTGGGGAGAGGAGTTCCTTCAACTTCTCGTCCAAGATGATTTGGCGACCGTTTTCCGGGTGCTTCAAGCCCTTGGTGGTGATGTACTCGTTGATCTTCTTGGTGACCTCAGAGCGCGAAACCAACTCGCCTTCCGGAATGCCGATGAAAGCTCGGAGCTTGTCGGTGACTTGCTGCTTGCGGTTGAACCCGTTGTTCTTCGCGCGCTCCTTCGCCTTGCTACCGTCCGGGTCGTCCTGCTTCGCCTTGATGCGACGGCAAAGCTTCATGAGCGCCTTCACCTCCGAGCGGAGGGAGGTGATTTCTTGTTGCAAGTTGAACTCTTCTTCGGTAGACATCTTATACCTTTCTTTCTACGAGACTCTTTAAGCCATGAACATCGTGCTTATTACCACCAACAAAATCAACACAATTTTCAGGTACGGGAACGGGTCGTCGCCCCGGATCTCCTTCACATCCACGACGCGGTAAGGGTGCTTCGGGTGGTCACCGGGGCATCCGCCTGGACAGCAGCGCTCAGGACACCGATGGATCTCGGCGCCGATTTGTTTCCCACAGAACTGGTACTCCTTCGGTCGGGTCGAGTCCGACCGGGCGTAGCACCGGCATCCCTCGCAAGTGTTCATACTACATTAGGCAAATATAAAAGTTAAAGAGAAGCCGCGTCTACTCAGTACAAGACAAGATGATTACTTTTGCCAGCGAACTCGGAAAGAGCGATGAGGACGGGATGCGATACGTCCGCGCCCAGAAGGACGACGGGAAGAAGGTGTTCATCCAGCTCAACCACGTCACGGTGACGTCGAGTGTGAACGGAACGGTGACCTTGGACCTCTCAGGGAAACACGGTCCGGTGAACGCAAAAAAAATCGCCGACGTTGATGAGGTAACCCTCCGGGCTGCGCAGGAAAACTCCAATGCGTGGTTCGGTAAGGCGCTCTCCCAAGCGACGATCACCAGCACGTACACCCCCTCCTCGGTCGAGAACGCCCTCGAGGTCGACCGTATTCCCCACACGAGGGTGTTCAGTGGCAACCTCGAGCCCGCGTCCTTTGGAGAGATCCAGGAGGGCACGAAATTGAACGTCATCGTCGAGTTCGGTGGGTGTTGGTTCGCCCGGAAGAGCTTCGGGGGCGTGTGGAACCTGGTCCAAGCCAAGATTCACACACCACCGCCACCGCCGCCACCGGAATACCCAGAAGAATACGCCATGGACGACGACGAACCGGAGGCGGTCGAGCCGACCCCAGCGGTCGAGCCCGAGCCCGAGCCCGAGGCGTCTCCGGACCCAGAGCCGGAATCCACAGCGGACCCCGAGGCAGAGGCGTAGAAAAAATGTCTTGACATAGTATATAATGAAGGGTGTTTCCACGAAAGTCTTGATGGTGATCGCCGTTGGCGTTCTCATCTACCTGGTTATGTCTCCCAATGTCTCCACCTACTCCATCGTCGAACGCGAATACGCCGCGGTCGGTGGTGCCGGACCGTCAGCCGGTCCGTCCCCGGCGACGTCCGTCCCGACGTGCAGCGTCAAGGCTGGCAACGGTTTGGCTTCCGCCTTGTTGCCCAGAGAAGTCGCCGCGGACGAAGACTTCGGTGAGTTCGCGCCGCAAGACATCCTCAAGAACCAATCGTTCTTGGAACCGAGATCCCAAATCGGGTTCCCGGAAACCGCGGGTGGCGCCTTGCGCAACGCGAACCAGCAAATCCGCGCTGATCCGCCGAACCCGAAGGAGTCCTACGTGTGGAACAACTCCACGATCGTGCCGGACCTCATGCAACGTGACTTGGTTTAAAGATTAGGATAATTAATAACTATATAAATGTCATCAGAACAACAGCACAACGAACTCTCCGATGCTGTCAATCGGCTTGTCGAAATCACCAAGCAGATCGCAGAGGCACGTAATGATATCAAAATTCTGACGAGCGCGGAGAAGGCGCTCAAGGAACAGGTGAAGGGGCAGATGATGAAAAACGGGATCGACACCATCAACCTCAAGAAGGGGAAGATTTCGGTGAAGAAATCCGTCAGGAAGAGCACGATGACGAAGAAGACCGTCGTCGCCGGGCTCATGTCGTACTTTGAGAACGACGAGAAGAAAGTGGAGGACATCTTGTCAGTGATCGCGGAACAGTTGGAAACCAAGGAAAGCACCTCTTTAACAATGACAGGTATTAAGGATAAAGCTCAAGATTAAGGTAACATGGTTTGGTCTCAATATGTTTATGAGGCGCACGCCGGACTCGACGCCGTGTCAAGCGACGACGACGATCCGAACGGCGCCGAAACCAGTCTTCTGAATGTACACGATTTCCAGGACGAATATTCAGAAGATTTATACTACATGTGGGAAGCCCTCGAGGAACTGATGTATGACATGTTCGTCGACACGCGGAAGGATTTCAGCGATTTCGTCGATCTGTGCTACGCCGGGGCGTACTCACACCCGGACGAAGAGGACATCGACGTCGATTACTGCTCGGAGTCGGACATCCAGTACATTTACGACACGCTCCGGAAGCACGACAGGAACGGGTTTTTGAAGAAGATGCCGTTCAACAACTTTTTTAATTTCCTAGACCCGGTGGAAGGAAATTTTAAATCTCGTGGATAAGTAAAACAAGATGATTGACATCACCAGTGCAAAGGTTGCAACACCGGCATCGCTTTTTTTGGCTTTGTCCCCGGGGCTTCTGCTTACGGTCACCGGAAAGGGCGTCAAGTTCGCAAACGGAAAGACGAACGCCAGCGCTATCTTCATCCACGCCCTCGTGTTCATGACCGTCTACAGCCTGATCGCCAAGGCGTTGAAGCTCGTCCTCACGAGAACCGACCTCATCGTGACCGCGGCGCTGTTCGTCCTCCTGTCCCCGGGTCTCCTCTTGACCCTGCCGTCGGGTCCGGGTGGAGTCTTCCGAAGCATGGAGACGAGTGCGCAATCCGCACTCGTGCACGCCGTGGTCTACGCCGTGGTGTTCGCGTCATTGAGGAGGCTTTTCCCATCTTACTACTAAGTAGGAGAATGAAATATGTCGCCATCGGTCCAGCATCGATGGGTATCTTCGCGTACATCGGCTTTCTTAAGAAGATCGAAGACCGGTTGGAACACGTAGAGGAGTACTCCGGGGCGTCCGCGGGTGCGATCATCGCCTCCATGCTTTGCATCGGAAAGAGTGTGGACGAGATATTCAAGATAAGCATGGACCTCCGCATAGACGAGTTCATGCAGGTGAACATCTCGAGTTTCCTCAACGAATTCGGGTTCGTCGACATGGACCCGGTCAGGAAGAAACTCAGGGAAGTTTGCGGCGCAGATCCCACGTTCGCAGAGTTGGATAAGACCCTTTACGTGAGCGCCTACTGCCTCAACACGGGACGCACGGAGTACTTTTCAAAGTTCAACACACCGGACATGAAGGTACTCGACGCCGTGTGCATGTCCATGGCTATCCCGCTCGTGTTCAGTTCGTGCAAGTACAACGGGCACACCTACGTCGACGGGGGCACGCACGAGACGATCCCGGTGGAACCCTTCCTGGATAAGAAACCCCACCAAGTGTTTTGCGTCAAGTTGGAGGAAGAAGACAAGTACATAGAAGACATAAGTAACCACGTGCACTTCGTCGAGGCGCTCCTGCGATCTTCGCTCCGAAATAGGCGCGAGCACGTCGGCAAAAACATGAACTTGATCAAAGTGAACGTCGGCGACGTCAACGTCTTTGACTTTTCGATGGACCACGAAACGAAACTGAAATTGTATTTACTAGGATACGACACACCGTGTTTTTTTTGTAATGATAATATATATGGATGAATGATAAACGTCTGTGAACCGACGACCGAAATACAGGACATTCAAACTTTCATCAAACAAAACACAGGAGCCGATGTGAAATTGACCCGGAAAGAAGCGTGTGAGGTGTACTCGGACATCAAGTACAAGAGGCTACCCCTGCCTCCGATGTCCCTGTCGCGTGATAAAACGCACCTCGTAGATGTGAAGATGCCCGTCACGTTTAACGAACTCGACTACATTTTCAAATCGAAAACGTCCATCGCTGAACTGAAGAGGATCGCACGGAAGATTCGCGCCCCGTACCCGGAAAAGCCGAAAAAGTCCGAAGTCCTCAAAGGCATTCACTCCAAACTCCGTAGTCTCGGAGTCATGGAACCCATCCGGATCACCAAGAAAAGGGTCATCCAAATGAAAAAGGAAAAAGTGAACAAACCGGTGAGTTTGATCACGAACGAGAAAAAGAGGAGTGTTGAACCAGTGAGTGTGAATACGAACGAGAACAACAGGAATGTTGAACCAGTGAACGTGAACACGAACGTGTACGTACCCCCGAATGAGAAAAATGAATTCTTGGAAAACGAATTAAACATCAAAGAAGCATTCATGAATAAGTTCGAAGCAGATGTCAACATCCAAAACGAACTCAACGTTTCTCAACCAAAGAAGAAGGCGAACGTTCCACCGGAACCTAGGGATGTTGACGTGTTGAATAAACTCAACCAACTCATAAACAATCGGAAGAACAACAATAATGTGAACATCCGAACGAACAACAATAATGTGAACATCCGAACGAACAACAATGTGAACATCCGGAAGAACAACAATAATGTGAACATCCGGAAGAATGTGAACCAAAAGAAGACCAATAACGTGAAAGACAACGGCAAGGTGAAACCTGGATTTTTTAGAGGCATTTTTGGCACAAAGAAAGAAACCAATGATGTGAACATCCGGAAGAACAACAATAATGAGAACATCCGAAAGAACAACAATAATGTGAACATCCGGAAGAATGTGAACCAAAAGAAGACCAATAACGTGAAAGACAACGGCAAGGTGAAACCTGGATTTTTTAGAGGCATTTTTGCCACAAAGAAAGAAACCAAGGAGGAGCGTAACCGGAAGATTTACAGAAAGACCTTGGAGTCCCAACTGAAAACATTAAAGTATGTGACGAAGGGTGAAAGACTTTCTTACCTCAACAGACTCAACCGGGGTGAGAGTGTGCAAAACATTTTCATGAATGCGAAAAACTCTGACGATGAAAGAAGAAATTTGAAAATTTCCGGGCGTCGGGCAAAGATTGAATCAAAGTTGGGAAAGAACACGGAAAGGTTGGAAAAAATCCGATTGAAACAAGAGCGCGCAGCGAGCAAACAAGATGTGAAGGTTGCACAACGTGAACTGAACCTACAAAGAATTCAACAAAAGCGTGAGAAGAATGCACTCCAAGCTCAGTTGAAGACAGAAAAGAATGCCCGGAAAAGAAATTTGATCCGACAGAAATTGGAAAGAAAGCAAGCGAAGTTGAATCAGTATGATAATGAGCAAAGACGCATCGATGCAATCAAGAAGCAACAACTTGAACGAAAGATTGTTGGTCGAGAGGAAAAAAACATCCGGAAAGATTTGACACAAAACTACAAGTCCGGTAAATCCGCGCGTAAAAATGCTATTCGATTGAAACTACTTCAAAACAAAGCAAACCGTGAAAGGCGCAAGGCGGAACTGAAGGGTGCGAAGACTCAAATCAAGGGTGCCAGGTTGAACAGGGAACAGCAAAAATTATTGAACGAAGAAAACTTAAGAAAAAAGAAGAATGAATTAGGAAATTTGAAAAAGAGAGCCGAGGAAGAAGCCCGGAAGAAGGCAAACGCCAACAAGAAGGCTATCGCCAACAAGAAGGCTGCTGAGGAGCAGGCTATCGTATCGGCACGTGCCTTTAAAAATGTGAACGCGGCAAAGGCTGCTATTGAAAAGAGGATGAAATCTAATCGCACGGATGTCGATAAAACCTTCCGAAGGATGATGCTCCAGTATCACCCAAACAGGACCGGTGGTAACGATCACAACAGTAAAATGTTGAGCGCTGCTCGAAACGCTTTGAAGAAGGAGGGCAAGACGACAAACGCCAACCGGAAGGCTGCGGAAGAGGAAGCCCGGCGGAAGAAGGCTGCCGAGGAGGAAGCCCGACGGAAGGCAAACGCCAAGGCTGCCGAGGAGGAAGCCCGACGGAAGGCAAACGCCAAGGCTGCCGA